GTATAAGTCAAATAAGACTTGATAACCCATACGATACGACTGTGATAGTTGGCACAGTGTCTTATGATCCTACTGACGATAGATTTTTACTTTTTACAGTAGATACTGATACTATTCCAGCAAACACATTAGATCCTGTAAATGCCATTGTTGATCCTCAAGCAAAAGGTCCAGGGACTATTGCAGGTCTTCCGGCTTCTGCAACAGGACAAAGATATTTGTTTATTAACGACACAGGTAGCAGTAGCACAACCGATCCAGGATTTTCACAAGCATGGAGAGGTACAGACGGAACTCCTCTAGTTGCTAATACCAATGATATAGTAGCATATGATGGTGTACGTTGGAATGTTGTGTTCAACGCCAGTAACGAAAGTAATGTACAATATGTAAGTAACCTTACCACTAGCGTACAATATAGATGGGCCGAAGGTGAGTGGCTTAAAAGTTACGAAGGATTATACACAGAAGGAAACTGGAGCCTAGTTCTTTGATAAATGCAGTTGGTGTTTGGTTCTACAGTATAAAAACTAACAGGTATCTTTATTTGTTACGCAATGATAATAAAAACCCTGGTTGCTGGGGATTACCTGGCGGTAAAGTTGATGCAGGTGAGAATCTGACAGATGCTATTCAAAGAGAGTGCCAAGAAGAAATTGGAATTTGGCCTGAAATAGTCAAACTAGTACCAATAGAAAAGTTTACTAGTGCAGACGATCATTTTAGTTATCATACATTTTTCTGTTTAATTGATACAGAATTTACTCCGATATTAAACAATGAACATCATGGTTATAGTTGGATTAAAAGCGGTGTGTGGCCAAAGCCGTTGCATCCAGGATTATGGACTACAATAAATTTTGAAGAGATATTATCTAAAATTGATACAATTAAAAAGTTTCAAATATCACAGTATGAAATAAATTCAGCATAACTCATATGTTTAAAGTTCTTATTATTACGCCAACTAGCATGTGCTTGACATCCATCAGATACATAATAAAATTTCACTGTTGGGTAATCATTAAAAACTGCATTAAGTCCGTTAACAGTTTTCCTATCAGGTGTGTCATTGTCAAACATAGCATCAGCACCTAGTAAAAATATTTCAGTATGTCCATCAAAACATGCAAGCCATGTTGCTACTGCTATACTTTTACCTCGAACTCCATAAGGCACAAGATAGTATTCTCCTGGATCATCTATACAATTACGTGCATGACTATACACACTTACTTTTTGTTGATACTTAGCCTCTTTAATTTCAGACAATTTTTGTTTGTCAAACTCTACATAAAAATCACATTGCATCTCTTGCCAACATCCTTGGGATCCATAACTTTGTAAACGTTTACGTCCTAGATGCCAACCAGCATGCTGTTCAATTTTTGTTTTAAGATTGAGCTTACCATTGAACTTAGTATTATAACGGCTACTACCATTGCCAATTACTGCGGCTCTACCAGATATGTGTTGGTTGTCAATTGGATTTTCAATCCATTCACGTTCTTGAAGTTTTTTACCTTCTGAAATCTTATGCTCAACAATAACAAACTCGCCGTCATATTCGGTCCTATATCTTGATGGCATTACTTAGATCTCCTTTTGCTCTAGTCATTTTATCTCCCTATGCTGTATAGCCATTTCCTGCTGTGATAGCTGAATTAACTGCTGTCATGTCTTCATCTGTCCAATAGTCTTTAGCAACCATAAATTCTAAATGATCTACATTTCTATCAACACAGGCTTGCTTATCTTCTGCTGTATCCCACTCATTTGTCATTGTATTTCCTGCAATCACATCATTTATTAGTGTTACACTATCAGCCATTGCTTTATATTCTTGTGCTATTTCTTGTGCTATTTCTTCTGCTGTTTTATCCACTTTATTTTTCCTCTAATTCAGATATTCGTGCAGTTAAAACATTTACTTGTGCAGATAATTCTTTAACTGCATTTACTAGATGCCAAGTCATATTATCTGGATTGACACTAAGCACTCCTGTGCTTTCTTCTTTTACCATATCTGGTAATATAGATTGTATCTCTTGTGCTATAACACCTAATTGAACACCTTGTTTATTAACAACAGCAGATTTAGGATTATCAAAATCAATTATTTCATCTTCAGTTCTGTATTCAAAGTTTTTAACTTGAACTTGATTTATAGCATTAAGACCATCATTGTTATCTTCTATGTTTTTCTTAATTCTTCTATCTGAAACAGTTGACCAAGATGCACTATTATTGCCTTGATAAACTCCAGAAGTAGGATTAATCATTCCAGTATTAGTTCCTTTATCAACTGCTCCGTGTCCAATAGCAACTGTAAATTCTACTGCTGCACCACTTACATCAGTATCATTTCCCATATGAGTGTTATAATTTCCAGTTGTTAGACTATCAGCAGTATATCTTCCCAACATTGTATTAAAAGAACCAGTAGTTATACTGTTAGCAGCTTCTAATCCAACAGCAGTATTACCAGTTCCAGTAGTATGTGCAAACATACTTCTATAACCTATTGCTTGACTTTGTGTTCCAGATGTATTGTTAAACATTGAGTTTAAGCCTAATCCAGAATTTAAAGTTCCAGTAGTATTATTGTAAAGTGCTTGATGACCAATAGCAGTATTGTTATTTCCAGATGTATTTGCTTGCATAGCATGGTCACCAATAGCAGTATTGTAACCCCCACTTAGAGAAGCACTTCCAAGAGCATCATCCCCTAATGCCGAGTTTCCTGAAGCAGTAGGATAATTACCATCTAGCTTAATTGTGCCACCATCTAATGATAACCCTGTAGAAGTTATACCTGCACTACTTAATGTTAATCTTTCAGCACCACCACTTGCAAATTTAAGTTCGTTAGCTGAGTCTACATACATTCCATTAACACCAACTGAACCAGATGTTACTGCAAAGTTAGGTGCAGAAGCTGACCCTGCTGCTGTTCCAATGTAAGTTCCTGCTGATGTAACACCAGTTGAAGATGTTTCTAACTTTTTAGCATTATTATGGTATAAATCTACAGAGCCATCTACGTTCATGTCAACCATAGTTTCTGCACCTGATCCACCAAGAAATTTTATTTCTGTTCCAGTAGACCAAATTAATAGTGAGCCAGTTCCATCTTCTTTTATATAACTATTACTGCCATCATGTTGAATAGTTAGATCAGAACTAGCACCAAGTTTAATTATATCTCCATCGCCCATATTTAAATGAGTTTGAAGTGTGGTTTCGCCTTGTACGTTTAGTGTGCCATCTATATCAGTTACATCTAGGTTAGTAACTCCATCAACGTCTATGTTGCCAGAAATATCTAATGATGCAAATGTACCTACACCAGTAGTTGTTATATTCTTATCTTGTCCATCTAAGTTTCCACCTAATTGTGGACTAGTATCTTCTACAAGATTATCAATTCCACTAACGTTAACTGCAACATATGAACTGCCATTAAAGAATTTAAATGTATTATCAGAGGTGTTATAAAATAAGTCACCCTCATCATTATCAGAACTTGGATCAGAACTATCTACTCTATATCGTGCAGCAAAAGCATTTACACCACTTATACCAGTAGCAACAGTAGCTATATTACCAACTACTCCTGATGCTCCAAGTGTAGCCATGTTTGTTACATTAGCTGAAGTTGCTAATAATCCCATATCTTCTATAACTGCACTAGTTGCTAATAAACCTAAATCTTCTACAACTGCTGCAGTACCTAGTAATCCCATATCTTCTACGACAGCACTAGTACCAAGCAATCCCATTGCAGTTACATTGGCACTTGTAGCAAGTATGCCCATATCTTCAATTACCCCAGCAACACCAAGTAATCCCATATCTTCAACTACTGCTGCTGTACCGAGTAAACCTTGAGCTGTTACGTTAGCAGACGTTCCTAGCAATCCCATTGCTGTAACATTAGCACTTGTTGCTAATAGATTCATGTCTGTAACAATATCACTTGTTGCTAGTGTATTTAGATCAGAAATAATATCGCTTGTTGCAAGCGTTGCCATGTTTGTAACATTATCAGACGTAGCTAATATATCCATGTCTGTAATAACAGCACTTGCAGCCAGGGCAGAGATATTTGAGTTTGCACCAGCAACAGTATTTATATTAGTTTGCTCTGAGCTTGTTGGCTTTATATCTTCCCAGGCAGATCCATTGTAAACTTTTAGACCAGAACCATCTGTTTTAAAATACAGATCTCCAGCATCTACGTTTGATGATGGGTCTGAACCAGCTGCACCATGATATTGTCTTTGGAATGTTGTGAGTGTTGTTGCTGCATTTGTTGCACTTGTTGCAGCTTCACTAGCTTTTGTAGTTGCTGTACTAGCACTTGTAGAAGCTTCACCAGCTTTTGTTGTTGCAGTTGTTGCAGAAGTTGCTGCTGAAACAGCATCTACTAACAATGCAAAATGGTCTGTGTCTGTTAGTGTGTCACCAATAGCAGAATCTGCTACATTAATATATATATTATTCAGCTGTGCTGTGGTTGTCGCTTTAACTATATCTCTTTGTTTAAATGCAGCTGTCGTTGTTGTTGCACTATTACCTTTGAATGTTCCAAGTTCTTGAGTAACAGACAGTTCACCATTGCTGTCAAATGCCAGGATCTTACTAGCTCTGTCAGCAGCAGACGTTGTGAACTCTGTTGATGTCATAGTATTAGTTCTTGACAACTTAATACTTCTATCTACTTCTTCTTGCATTTGTTGGTTAATAAATGTCAGCCTATCTAAGGCATCTTCATGTGTAGCTGCTGGGAAAGGATCGTTTGCAACATAGTCTGTAGCTTGTGTTATAGCCATGTTACGTCTTATAACAACAGTAATACCACTAGCAGGAGCCGTGCCAAACACAACATTACCACCATTTGCATTACCTGCATTAGTTACTGAGTAATGGGTCGTAAGTGATTGTACTGTTTCTACACCAGTAGATGCTCTAAGAATTACAGTTAAGTCAGCGTCAGCAAATATCTTAAAGCCATAG